TACAGTTACTGCTACTCAAGGTTTTAACAATTTCCTAAATCCTGCTGCAAGAGATGCAGCATTGGCTACACCAGTGCGAGGAACAATCGCATTTGTTCGTCAAGATGCTGGCGGTAGTGCATTAAACCAAATTCAATTCTATGATGGATCTGCATGGACAGGTAGTGGAGATATTTTTGGAGTCACCGCTGGTACAGGCCTTTCAGGTGGCGGTACATCAGGAACAGTCACAGTATCATTAGACACAACATCAGTTTATGTCGTACCATCACAAAGCGGTAATTCAGGAAAATATTTAACAACAAATGGCACGGCAGCCTCATGGGGATCAGTAACAACTGACCCAACCCCAACAGTATTTTTGCTAATGGGTGCTTAATATGATACAATTAGAATCTAAGGAGAATTAAAATGCCAAACGCTTATAAAGTACTAGGTCAACTAGCAAGTACAACATCTGCAGTTGCTTTGTATACATGTCCTTCATCAACAGAGGCAGTTATTTCAACTATTGTAATTGCTAACAGATCAGCATCAGATAGAACTTTTACAATCATTCTTCGTCCAAATGATGAAACCTTAGCAGACAAACATTATCTTGCTAAAGATATTACAGTAGGTGCATCAGATACAACAGCACTTACATTAGGTATTACCATGGATGCAACAGATAAGTTATATATTTCTGGTTCTACTACCGATTTATCCTTTACCGCCTTCGGTTCTGAAATAACAGCGTAAGGGGGTAGTCTTAGATGACTATCTTAATGACATCTAACTTGCAAAGGTTTTCAAAATGACTGTAAGCAGTGTTAAAACAGGGTTTGATGGTATAAGTTTTTTGGCTGGAAATTATGCTTATGATCCTTTTTCAACAGGTCGAGCACTATTTGGTGGTGGATATTCTTCGGGTGCAAATACTAATGTTATCCAATATGTAGAAATACAAACTACAGGTAATGCAACAGATTTTGGTGATTTATCTGTAACAAGACGTAATCTTACTGCCTGCTCTTCTTCAACAAGAGGCTTATTTGCAGGTGGATATACTAGTACAGCCAGTGATGTTATTGACTATGTAACAATAGCCTCCACTGGTAATGCGACTGACTTTGGTGATCTATTAAATGCTGGTTACAGAAAAGCAGGGTGCTCTAACTCTACAAGAGGTTTATTTGCTGGCAAGGACGATCCTGGTAATAAAGATGTTATAGAGTACGTAACAATAGCAAGTGTGGGTAACTCTACTGACTTTGGAGACTTAACTAGTCCTCGTCTTAGTTCTGGTGGAGCAGGAGGTTGTGCTTCTAGTACTAGAGGTATATTTAGTGGTGGAGTGTATACCGCATCTAATGTAATTGACTATGTAACCATTGCTACTACAGGTAATGCAACAGACTTTGGAGACTTAACCGTTTCTCGTGGTGATATTGCTACCGCTTCTAATAGTACTAGAGGTATATTTGCTTCTGGATTTAATGCCTCTACTATACAAAATACAATTGACTACATTACAATTGCTACCACAGGAAATGCTACCGATTTTGGAGATTTAAGTGTTGGACGATTTATGTCTGGTGCAGCAGCAACATCGTTAAGAATGATTATTGGCGGTGGAGAAGCAGCAGGTGGCTCATTATCTAATGTTATAGATTATTTAACAATTGCTACCATTGGTAACGCAACTGACTTTGGTGATTTGCTTAGCGCTAATGGCGCTCTAGCAGGTCTTTCTAACGCACACGGCGGACTATAATGATTATTACAAACAAAAATATCGGGGGGATATAGTGAGTCAAATAGAAAAAGTAAAAGAAAATAATTCTGTTGAAATAGAGTTATTTAAAATAAGTGGTGAATTAGCAACATCACCAGAATATAATAAAATGTTAGAGCATATTAATAAAAATATGCCATTAGTTCGCAGGGATTCAGAAAACTTTTATAAATCAGCATCACAATTTAAAAATGTTACTTTAGATGTAACAGAGTTAACAACTATGGGATCTTTAAAACATGTGTTGGCGGTTCTTGACCGTACCCGCATGGCTTTAGAAGAATCTTATGTAAGTTTAAAACGTAAACAAATAGAGTTAAAACAAAAAACTCTACAACATGATAATCTTGAAGAGGGTTATGAAAAAGAATTGCTTTGGGTAGATATTGTAGAAATTAATACTCAAATGGGAAATATTGAAAATTCAATTAAAGGTGCTCTTCGTAAGGCAAGTTTCTTTTCTACACAATATGATGCACTTATGCAAAAATTGGGTAAAGAAGAAATAACAGAAGAAGACTATGAAGTTAATGAAGCCAGACATCATGTTATGACTGCTATGAAACAGGCACTTATTGCTGCCCGCACTCGTGGAGGCATGATTGATGAAGGTAATCATATTTATCTTTTTGATATGGGCATTAACGGAGCAGTAGCACAAGCAGAAATTATTGCTTATCTGCAAATGGAAGAAGAAATGCTTATTAAAGGAGAAATTCCTACACATGAAATGACTATCAACTGGCTAGAAGCCTGTGCTGATAAGTTTGCTAAATGTGGAACGGACTTTGCAGAACTTCGTGGATTTATTCCTCTTGATAAGAAATCATTAATAAAGGAGGCATCAAATGAAAATGATTAAATATATATTAAACTCTGATGGAACTATTCCTGATTATGTTGTTGATGGTGGTTACCTTGCAAAATCAAACGGTAATGCATCACCACAAGATCATGATTTAATAGGAGTAGCCACAGACATTGCGCCACAAGCAGGGTATGTAAATGAAGCAGCATTATTAAAATATGCAGAAGATAATGAATTTGTATTCATTAATCCAATAACTGAAGAAGTGACACCATTAGAAGATGTGGTATCATCTATTTGGAGCAAGTTAGGATAATATAATGGGAATTTCCAGTTTTAAAACAGGTTTAATGAAACGTAGTTTTTTGGCTGGAAATCTTGGTTTTGGAGTCGCTAGAGGTTTATTTGCTGGCGGAAATAATGGTGCAGTATCATTAAACGTTATAGATTATGTTACTGTTTCTACTACTGGAAACGCTACGGATTTTGGCGATCTAGTAACAGCAATAGATTCTATGTCTGCTTGCGCTTCATCTACAAGGGGTATCTTTGCAGCAGGTACATATACAGCAGCAATAAATTATGTAACAATAGCAAATGCTGGAAATACTACAAGTTTTGGTAACTTAAGCGTTGAGGCTTATTCAGGTGCAGGTATGAACAATTCTACTAGAGGTGTTTTTGCCATAGGGCAACAAAGTACTGCACCAAGTGGTAGGTCTGATAAAATTGAGTACATTACTATTGCCACTACTGGCAACTCTACTAACTTTGGTTCGTTAACTGCTATTGGTGCTGGTCTTGGTGCTGTATGTTCACCCACACGAGGTGTAATTATTGGTGGGTTAAATAGAACAACTAATATGGATTATATTACAATTGCTACAACTGGCAATGCTACCTCTTTTGGAACTTTAGCAAGTGGTCAGTCTTATGTCGCTGGTGCTTCAAATAATACAAGAGGTATTTTTGGGTCAGGTCAAGCAATGAGATATATCACTATTGCAACCACTGGTAACTCAGATTCTTTTGGTAATTTAAGTAGTGCTGGTCAACAATATTTTGCGGGACTAGCAGATTCAACTAGAGCAGTATTTGGTACATTTTATAACAGTAATGCTGGTCTTTCTTCTAATGTTATCGAATATTTTACAATAGCAACTACTGGCAACGCTACCGATTTTGGCGATTTAACTGTTGCAAGATATGCAGGCGCTGGTTTATCTAATAGTAATGGTGGTCTTGCAGCATGATAAAATTGTATTTAAAGGACGGTATATAAAATGCCAATAACAAGTTTTAAATCAGGTACTAAGAGTAGAAGTATGTTGGCTGGAAATGTTTATTTTAATCCACTACTCAATGCTAGAGGCCTATTTGGCGGAGGCGGAGGTGGTGGTAATTCTGATGTGATTAACTATGTAGAAATAACAACAACTGGAAATGCAACATCTTTTGGTACTTTAACTCTTGCAAGAGAAGGGGCATCTGGTTGTTCCTCATTTACTAGAGGTTTGTTTGGTGGAGGTTATACAAATACTAATAGTAATGTTATTGACTATGTAACTATTATGAGTACAGGCAATGCAACGGATTTTGGTGATTTAACATTTGGAAAATATTATGGAGGAGGATGTTCTTCATCTACTAGAGGTTTATTTGGTGGTGGATATGTTTCTACTCATTCCGACATAATTGATTATGTAGAAATAGCAACAACAGGAAATGCCACAGATTTTGGTGATTTAACAGTTGCAAGAGGTTATGTTGGGGCCTGTGCCTCATCTGCTAGAGGTCTGTTTGCCAGCGGATTTATTGCCAATTATTCTAATGTTATTGATTATGTAACTATAGCCTCAACTGGCAATGCAACTGATTTTGGTGATTTATCTGTAACAAGATTAGGAGTAACGGGTTGTTCATCAGCCACCAGGGGATTATTTGCTGGTGGAAATAATGATTCCAATCTTAACGTTATTGATTATGTAACTATTGCATCAACAGGAAATGCAACAGACTTTGGCGATTTAACTGTTGCAAGGAATTATATGGGAGGATGTTCTTCGGCAATTAGAGGTGTATTTGGTGGTGGAACTACTGGTTCTGTTTCAAATGTTATTGACTATGTAACCATTGATTCTACAGGCAATGCTATAGACTTTGGTGATTTAACTTTTTCAAAGTATGGAGTAACAGGTCTATCAAACGGACACGGTGGATTAGCATAAATTATATAAAATTATAAAACCCTCCAAGCCAAAAGCAAGGAGGGTATTTTTATATTAAATTTTTACAACTTACATGGATATTTGTTGTACCATTCTTGATACCGTGCTCCATTTACGGATGTCCATGACGACCAGTCTTTTCCGCCCTTGGTCATATAGTGCGCCACCTGTGCATTAATTACTGGGTTAAATAACTCAGCGTTTGAATCTAAGTCAAACTTTTTTCTGCGATCTGGACCTAACTCCTCTATCATGTTAATTTGAAACACTCCGTAGGAACTATCTCCAGTTTTTGTATTACCATTAAAAGCAAAAGGACGTCCATTAGATTCTGCTTTAGCAACTGCACATGCAGATTGTAAAGCCTTTCCCTTGAAGCCTACCGCCTTTAAAAGGTCAACCAACTGCCCATCACTTAAAGAATGAGCATTTTCATACTTCTCTAATTTTTTTGCCGTAGAAACCAAAAAAACCCCTTGAGGGGCTTCAACTGGCATTGGCGTAGTAATTAAAGTTTTAGTTTCAAGAGCATTGGCGGCATTTAAAAATGGTGCAAAAAGCCCAACCAGCGCTACTAAACCTAACCATACTGCTTTGTTCTTGTCTCTCATTGAAATTACCTCCTAGAGCCAAATTGCTACCTTTCGGTAGCATTGTATTAATTGTAGCACGAATTTGGGTTAAAAAGCAAGTTTATATAATATTTTTTATTTTATTATAAATACCGTGCTTGAAAGTGGTATAATAATTATCTTATGGCAGAAACCGCAATCTATGACCTTCCGTATCCCACAGACGCATCACCCGTTGATGTTGCTGGTGATTTACAAGCATTAGCAGAAGCAATTGATGCGGTATTGCCAAGTTTAGGCTTACCATATTTTACTCATGAAGTTAGAAATAACAGTGGTGCAACTATTGCTAAGGGTGATCCAGTTTATGTCACAGGTTTTTCTACTAAAACTACCGTTGCAAAATCGGTAGCAACAGATCTCGCAACATTTCCAGTAATGGGATTAGCAACTACAGCAATTACAAATGGTAGTGATGGCGTTGTTATTGTTTCTGGTATTTTTAGTAATGTAAACACTTCTTCGTATACCGCAGGAAATAGACTTTATGTAGCAACTGCTGGAGGACTTACTGCAACACAGCCAGCAG